ATGGCATCATGGAAGCACCACAGGCCACATAACTACGGAAACATCAGCGCTGGTTTGTGATGTAATAATGCTGATTGTTGTTCCAGACGTTAATGTTAATGACGCAGGATTTAATTCAGCTGTTGTTGATGCAAGCGTTGCACCCACAGGAATTGCTGCTGTAGCTCCTGATACATCTACCCATACATCATTGGGAAAGTATCTAAATGAAACTACCCACAAAGCAAAGGTTTTAGGAACAGTGATAGAAGTTGCATTACCATTTGTGATGGTTGCAGAGTATTTAACAGTACTTGGATAAGGCGCATAGGCATTGTAACCTTGATCATCCCGACCAAAGTGTAATGGGATTGTAGCAGTCATCACATGTCCTTATGTTTAAATAATCCATTTTTATCGACATGAAATCCTAATATGTCGAAGCTATCAATATATTATCATAATTTAACAAAAATATTCATTAATGTACTGGGTTGCACAGTGTTATGACCTTGATTTCCACCTTGGTTTGATACAGCACCTGTGGAATATGAAGTGTCTCCTTTAATCAATGGAACAGCGCCGCCTGTGACAGTAGCATTAACCATATCTGCGGTCGTTGTTAAAGGATCAGGTAATTCTGCCTTCACTAAGACATGCGCACTTTCTCCGACATAGGCACCGAGAGCATTTTGTACTGTACTGGTTCCTGTCGAGTCAGAACCTATATCAATATGTGTGCCCGCATAAGCATTATCTAGAGTTGTGGCTAGTTCTATTGTGGTCGCATTAACATTAATCACATAATAAACCGTATTCGCTGCAAGATTTGATGGCAATGCACCACCACTGTTGGTCACCTGCACTGGAGTCCCCGTTGGATATTGTCCAGAAGCGGTCACAGTTAAATTAAAATGGGAGCCTGCATAGTTTGTGGTGAAAGTTTGAGGTGTTGTTGTGGCACCATTTTCACCCATTAGAACGCGTCCAAGAGCTCTTGGTAATGTTAAGGTCTTATTGCCTGTGAAGTCTGTATAAGCTGCAGCTGTGGTATTTCCCGGTGCAGTACGTCCTCCAGAAACAGGTGCCCAATTATTTAAAACTGCTGTATAGATAAGTCTATATAATGCCCACGTATCAATATTGTTTCTTGTTGTTGCAGCTGAAGCAGCAGAACCTATGGACCCGTCATTCATTGGCACCCAACCAAATGGTGAGAAACTATTTAAAGTTTGTCTCATATCACCAACACGCGGGCTATTGATAACAGCATCTATTTGGTCATAAGTAGAGAAATCATTCGTAGGTGCGGAAGAGTTTAGATAGAGAGAAGGTCTTGTGAAGTTAATAGAACAGCTAGCATTCAATGGCATTTGAACTTGCAGATAAAAAGCATCATTTCCAGCACCAGATAAAGTTAGTCCTTCATTAACCGGGAATGTATTTGTGAATGTATATTTTGTCCAGCCAGGATTTAAGGTTATGGTTTGAATAAGCTTTGCAGCTGGCGGGGTGGTACCTGTACCTGTGTCTTGAAGAATGAAAAGGTTAATAACATTTTGTCCAGTCCCTGATCCACCCATGTTTTGGGCTTGTATGGTTAAGGTAAATCCTACTCCATTTAAGGTCGCTAAGTGCAATGAAATCGGGAACTGATAACATTTTTGCGTTTCACCAGTTGGGGTATTAGAACAAGCATGATTGATATAAAACTCTGGCGTTATATCTCCTGTTAACGCTGATGATGCTGATTCAGGAAACTGGGTAAATGTCAGTGTGTCATCACCCGAGGTATTTGTTTTAATGAATTGAATATCAGGATATTGAAAGCCGTCGTGCTGACTAGGGCAGACAACCATTTGGGTTACATTGGTTAAGTTAACAGTACCGGCATTTCTCCAGAATACATTGTTAATGATATAATTCTGAACAGAACCTTCAGCTTGTGGATTAAGGTCTGATGGGTTGTATGGAAAATTAGGTCTTGTAATTTGATTTGTGCTGGCTGCATTTACAATGGTGATATAATAAGGCTGTGGGACGGTTTCATCATTTTCACTAACAGGATAAAAAAATGGTATCGTATCAACCCCATTTATATCACAGATGGTACCAGCAGCAGATAGCGTTAAAGGATTCGGCAATGCGGAAAAAGAATATTGGCCTTCATTGTCAGCAAAATTTGAAGACTGATAATACCAATTCTTTAAAGTAGTTCTGCTATTATCTTGATAACAAGTAACAATACCAGCAGACATTGGAGAACCATCTTTGTCCACAAAAGCATCTTGTAACATCGGGGCTGCAATTAATAGTGCTGGATTACCTGTGAATGTTGACATATCTAATCCTTAGACATTTTTAAATCATTGTGTTAGTATTTTCCCTTTTTGGAGAAAATAATGGCACTTATCGGTTTAATATCAGCTATTTATATTGTATGTACTGTCCTTGGTGGCCTTTTCAGTGCAACAAGTGCAAGTAGTACTTCTCATCTTCCTCACGAATACAATCCTTTTAAAGATAATTAATCATGAAATAAATGTTTTAAATATTCCATACCAGGAATGCCCGCCACGGCACCGAATAAAGCTCTGTTTCTCCAGGGACGGAAATTCATATAATTACTATAATCTTGTTTGCCTTTTGTTTCTAACTGGGCAATTTTACTTTTACCAGTTTCATTCAAATGTTCCATAGCTTGAGTAATGTATTGTTTTTTTAATTCATCTAATTGCTTTCCTGTTAATCTTTCTGCAGCTGTAGTTTGAGGTTTATTGAAAAGACTTGCTATCATACCCATAAGACCTTTCCCTTTCTGGGTATCTGGATACATGAGTTCTCTACTAATATCTCCCAAGGCTGATTGTAAATTAAAATAAGACGGATAATCACCTTTAGCAGCCTCTCCTAAAAGATTGTTAATTTGCATCTTGTTAGGTTTTAAGTGAGAAGATCCCATTTGATATTCTAAGTTACGAAGAAAATCTATGCTTAAAGGAATGCCCAGGCTTTCTTCGCCAGCTAATTCCCTGGCTTTCGCTAAGTTTTTGGTAGCACCGTATTTTGTCAAAGGGGTTTCTTTTACTAACTTTATTGCTTTTCCGGCAATGGGAGCGGCTAACCCTCCTGCTGCACCAAGTTTTCTATTCTCTGATTCTGCAGAACCCAATAAAGCATCAGTAACTAGCCGTGGTAACATACGACCACCAAACATTGTTTTTCCGAGCATTGTTTCAGCTGCTAGAGCTGGAGAGCCTACAAAAGGCGCTGCAAATTCTCCTGCTTCTTCTGATTTTTGTCCAAGCTCAGATTGCGGACCATATTCTCTAAAACTTGGTTTAGGCGCTGTATATCCTTGTTTCCCACTAAAGTATGAGTATATATCACTGGGAAATTGTGCAATGTTAGCACCAATATCAGAACCGCCTTGAGCTAATCCTACTGCTCCTCCGCCTAAAACATCCCCTATATTTTTTAGTAGCTCCATTCCTTGAGGTGGTGCGTTATACGAAACATTACCATAATCAATCTTTGGGCGATGAGATTGACCTAATTCGGAAACTTGCTTTGTCTTCCTGGGGATATCACCATAATCTATTTTTGTTGTCATTTCATACCTACCGCTTTTAATAAACTAGGAAGATGAATTGTACCTGGATGTTCCGTCATATAATTGTATATTAAGTTTACAGGGATATCTTTACCTGTTTCCCTCTGAATTTCTTCTGCGATTTCTGATGCCTCATTTAACATTTTATTATCAGAATTTCTTTGATCTTCTTGATCCGTAGATTGTTCTTGTTCAAATAAATTTGGAGCTGATTTTCGGGCTCTATTTATTGCTTGCTCTTTTGTCTCATCTTTCTTTTGAGTGAAAATATCATCAGCATCTTTTTCTGAATATTGGCCTGATTGCACAGCAATTCTTTTAAGCCTTAACATTTGAGTATCAAATGTATTTTTATCTTGTGCTAATTGTGGCGTTACTTCTTCCTTGTTGAAAAAATTTAGTAATGGTTGAATATATTTAGATATTCCGGGAATATAGTTTTCGGCTGAACCCAATAGACTAGATTCTCCAATTTTAACATTGCCAGCTTTAGACAATTTCTTGGATATCTCGCTTGCCTTATTAGCAGTCTTTTGAGCTTCTTCGGCATAAGTAGGCATATGAGTGTTACCAACGCCCTGAAATTCTTTTCCGGCAAACCCTAGGTTTTTAGCAATCATATTTCCTAATGCAGCCTGGAATTGAGGATTTTGCAAAAACATCGGAGTAGTTGCTAAAGTTGCTAATGGCCCTATCCGTTTTGAAAAAATATCAGCTTCTTGTTGTTGAGGCATATATCTTGCATTTACACCTTGCGCATAACCCCCTAGCATCTTGCCGATAATGTCATGCATTGGAGAAGGTCTTGGTGTAATTCCGGCATAATTAGTAAATGTAAATGTCATGGTTATTCCTTACTTCATTGCATTCCAAGCAGCAAAAGCTCCAAATGGACCTCCTGTAAACCCTCCTAATGCTGCGCCACCTAATTTGGCTATATTACCGAACATATCACTTCTGTTCTGATTTTGTTGTGCTTGGCCGTTGTACGCTAAGTTTCCTTGCTGAGCTAAAGTTTGCGCTATCATATCAGCCATGCTCTGCCCTGATTTCTGACCCATTTCAGCCATCCCTTGTTCACCGGATAATCCTTTACCATAAAGACCTAAAGCATTTTCCATCCACTTATTGTAGTCTTGATTAGCAAGCCCTGTCGCCATTTGCATTTGATTGAATTGGTCTGTAGGTGTTCCTGACATGCCACCTGCAGCTGATGCATGATTTCCGGCAGCCAGGGCTTGCTGTAGAGCAAATTGGAAGCCTGGGGATTGCTGATAGGAGCCGCCAATCTGATTTAGCTTATCTCCTGGCTTATCTAAAAGCCCTGAATACTGTTCTTGTAGTGGATTAAGAGCATTCTTGCCTGCATCAAAGAAAGGCTGTTGATACTGGTTTGTTTGACCAGGTATCTGATTAAGATAAGGCATCGCTGCCTCTGCAGGATTCTTTCCAAAAATATTATCTAACCAACCCATGATTTATCCTTAAATCGATGTCCAAGCAGCACCGGATGTGCTACCTGATGTTGTACAAATGTATAAAGCCATTCCTGTTAAATCATAATAGAACCAGCCTATCTGTCCTGCCTGAGCACCATTAGGGTTTCCGTTACCTAATATTAAATAAGCTATAATGTTCCATTGAGCAGCTAAAATATTAGGAGGACTAGAACTATCATACGTTATAACAAATTGCTTTGAAACTCTGTTAGTTGTGTCAAATACTGTCTGTCCTGAAATATCAGGAAAGCCCATTGGTAAAGGATTTCCAATCAATGGTGTGTAGAGAGATTGTATATCTGCAATGTCTGTTGCATTGAGATTAGGAAATACCACACCTTCATTCTTAAAATTCTTTTGTAATGCTTGGAATAGAGATGAAAACCCAAGACTCCAAAGCTGAGAGAAGTTCCCTTCTTTAGTGACTGCCGGCATCTCCCTAGGTAAATCTGGGAATAGCGATTGTGGATTATTAGGTGTTGATGACATTGTCTATTCCTTGACGATAAATTGTTGTCAACCTTTGGATAAAATCATGATCAAAAAGTTACCAACAGTTTATATATAAATTATGTCCGTATAATTAACTGCCTTTTAAAGAGATTATCTCTTTAATTTTACTCTTATTTTACTCTTTATACATGAATGATTGTTCACTAATAACAATAACAAAATAAATATATTGTTTTATTATTATTACACGCGAATATTTGCTACACCGTCAGTAGCTACAAATCGTCCCATTCCCCAAAATTTAAACTGAGCCACAAAGTCATTTGCTATACCACACTGCCACCACATCAGTCGATTCTTTCTATATCCTATGGGTGGAAGATAATATGCCCATTCATTGCCAAACGTAGCCCCACCATCGATAGATATGGAAAGGTCAACGTGTGGTAGAGATAAATTAGAAAACCCCGTGTTGGCCTTCTGTTGAGCGATTAAGATGGCTTCTGAACCCTGTGCTTCTTGCTGGCTAACAAGGAACTTTCCATCTTGGGTTATTAAAGGCATGTCATCTTGTGTTACTAAGCCTAGAAAATCCCCTTGAGTGATTAACGGATTGCCAGCCTGCGTGATAAGAATAATCTCACCTAAATTTTGTTGTTGGTAATTTGTTTCACCAGATTCAATCGTGAAACCAACATCATTAATTACAGAATAGTCTTGTTGTGGCGTTCTAATATTTTTGCATATTCTTATTCTTGGGATTTCGTTGTTAGTTACATTTCCTAAAGAATCTGTATCTTGATAAGTATAAAATGCAGTATCAAAAGCATAGAGATTTCCTGTGTTTTTAGATACAAAGTAATACTGATTGTTTATAAATGCAACTTCTGATGCGATAAAGTAATTAAGGTTCTGATCTCCTGCATGATAGAACTTGTCAGTGTTGAAATCATAGAAAAGAGATAAATTATCGCTATAAAAATTAATATGATAAAAAAGATGTCCGTCTTGACGATATAAGAAAGCCTGAGAATCTTGTGGATTTTGCAATGTTGAGAAAAGGTAGTCGATACCATCTGTAGTAATCTTTTTAGGCATCCCACCATCCGATGCCAATATGATGGGTCCTGATTTTTCGTTTTGGGCAAGCCAAACGACAAGCTCATCCATATAAGCCACTGTAGCAGGCTGTAGGCACCCATAATCAATATTAAACTGATTATTTCGTTGGTAAGGGAATAATTGAGCTCCTGTGTCAAACCATGCCTCCGTGACGGTAGACCCCATAACGAAGATCATATTCCCTTTCGAAGGAAAACGCACGACTGCCTGTACATTATCAGGTTTGGATTGAAGCGCACCTACTGAGAACTGGTCTGTCGGCCAGGAGGTTCCTTCATTGTTTCCTGAGAGCCTCCAGTTGTTAGTGCCACGTGCTGGCATAATGAAGTAGGTATCATGGAAGGTTACATAGCCTGGGACGAAAGAAAGAGGTACAGTTTGAAACGTTGGAGACAAAGACAAATCATAAACATAAAAAGCTGTGCTGTCTGAGATACCAATCTGAGGTTTATTATTTTCTGTTATGTACACTACCCCGGTAGAGGTTTGTAACTTACCAATTGGTATTGCTTGAAAGAAAGTAACCTTCTGCTGCTGTTGGCTATAAGTAAGGTTAACCAGAAATACTGTATTACCCATTACAACGACAAGCGCATTGAACTTTGTACTGAAGAAAATACCGCGACCTTGGACGTTACCACCGAAATTGGAGGCTGGAATCCCTATGATGTAGCCGGCATAGGGCACCATGAAATTGTCAGACATAAACATATTGTAAGTTTTCTCTTCAGAAATCTTTGGATATCTTCCAAAGGTTGAAGAGCCTACAATGTTAAGCGGAAATTCTCTGAAGTTCTGTCCGCGTGTTATCATTCTTTAACCATCCTTGGTTAAATAATTACAGCTTGTAACGGGTTATA